GCCGCCGTTGCAGGTAGTATTCCATTTTTTGGTAAGAGATTAGAGGGAATTGGTAAAGGTATAGGGGCTTTAGTAAGTGGTGCGGGGCGTTTTATCTCTCCAGCTGTTGCACAAACTGGTGTGGTTATTTCAAAAAAGAGTGTAGGAAAAGCATTTAAGACTCCATTAGGTAAACCTAAAAAAGATGCTCCTAAAACATATGATGTAAATAGTCCACAAGGTCAAGCTATTATAAATAACAAAAACTTTGATCCTAAAACGCAATTTATTCCAGAAAATAAATTTGCTGAAATATTAGGCAGAACACCGACCGCGACACAACAACCTTTTTTCAAAGGTATAGGTAGCAGAATTAAAAGTGGAATACCATTACGGGTTCAACCAGCACAAGCAACAACACTTGGTCTTACAGCTGGTTTTGCTGCACCTAGTTATATTGGTTCTGCTATTGCTGATATAGAAACTAAAGAATTTTTAGAAGATGTTACGCCAGATAACCAAGTCTTAGCATTAGAAAAAATATTAAATGATCCAAATGCCTCACAAAAACAAAAAGATTTAGCTAGAGCAAAGATTAAAGAGTTAAAAGCACAAGGTGTTAATGTTGGTGATTTAGATACTAAACTAGGTGGACCTTTTGATGCTTTTAATACTGTTGAAGAGGCAAGAGAGGAAGCAAAAAGAGTTTTGGGTGAGTCAGCCACATCTTTTGAATACAGAGGTGTCAGCTATAGTATTAGAGAAAAAGACGACAAAACTAAATCTGAAGTAAAAATACCTAGACCATCAAGATCTGCTTTTTTAAGTAGTCCGCAATTTTTAAATTTTCTTAAACTTTTTGCTGAAGAAGCTGGCAAAACTGGTAGTGTTGGACAAGCTGGTGTTAATGCAGCTATAAGAGCTGCTAAAGGCATTCAAACAGAACCTATGGATTATAAATTAGCTGAATCAGTAAGTGAGATGGAAGAGTCTTTAAATACTAATATTAAGAATTTCAAATCTAGTGAAAGAAACTTAGCCAGATTGAATTACACAATAAATTTATTAGAGAGTGAGCCTGCTGCAAAAGAGGCTTTTGGTGCGAAAGGTGCTATTGCAAACTTTATAGAACAAGCAAAAGCTCTTGGTGGTGCGGGTGCAACAAAATTTGAGGATCTACCTGCACGAACTAGGGTGGATTTAATTGTTAGGGCGCTTAGAAATGAAGAGGTAAAAAATCTGTTAGGAGAGTCTGGTAGAACTATATCAAACTTGGATAGAGAAATAGTCGCACAAATATTTGGTGACCTTAATGCATTTACATCACAAGGTGCTCTTTTAGCACAGCTTAGAAATATAAGAGATAGATTAACAGAAGATTTGAGTGCTACTGGTGGAAGTACAGTAGCAAATCTAAGATATTTTGCTAATGTTAGACAACCAAGTTTGGTACAAAAACTAAACTCAGATATTGTGCAACAATTAGTCATTCTTAATGACGAACAATCTGCCAAAGATTTTGTTGCAAATTTAAATTATGACCCAGATGATGGTGGAACAAGAAATCAAGGAGTTACAGAAATACCATTAGCAACACCAGGCACAGTCACACAAGTCGCAGATGACGAAGAGGACGAATAATGCCTAGATACAGAGTTACCGTTGGAGATTCTGGTGAAAGTGTCTTAGTAGATGCACCAGATGAGTCTACAGCTAGAGAAAAAGTTCGTAGAGATATAAATACACAATTAGTTAAACAAGCTGGACAATCATATCTAGATGATGTCTTATTCGATTATGAAACTGGTGTTCAAGATGCCTTTTTCAGACAAAGATTAGGACGAGCAGAAACCTTTGAAGAAAGAGAAAAAGTTGCTACAAATTATGTAGGAGATAGTGGTTTTTTATATAACAGTCGTGGTCAAATGGCTTTGACACCAGATGGACAAAGATCACTAGGCATCAAACCAAGTTTCATTACCTTAGAAAATGGTGAAACTGTAGAGAAGAATTTAGTGATAGACGAGAACAGTTTTGGTATTCGTGATATTGCAGATTTTTCTGGTGCTGCTGGACCTATATTTGGCGCTATCGCAGCATTGGCCCCTCAAGGAAGATTACTTAAAACTCTAGCTAAATATCAAAAAGTTTTTGGACCTCGTTATCAAAGAACGATTGCAGCTGGCATAGGAACTGCGGGGGGTAAAGCAGGTGAAGAAGTCGTTGATGCATTAGAAGGTTTTCAAGAACAAGATGCTAAAGATATTGCACAATTATTAGGGTTTGAGTTTGCTTTGGGAGGTACTGGTCAAGCCGTAGGTGAAATCTTAGGAACTGGTTATCAAATTATGTTAGGTAAAAAAGCTCCTTTTGATGATCTACATTTACAAAGAGCTATGATACAACAATATAACCCAATAGATGTTATGAAGTTAAATAGGGTTTTGGGTAGAGAAGCTACAGACGCTGAATTAAAGAGAGCAACTACAGAACCTATTCAAGGTGTTAGGATAAGAAAATTTAAAGAAGGTCTTCTACCGTCACAGAAAGCATTTGAAAGACCGTTACCGGGTAGAGCCCAAGCTATGACTGAGGAGATATTAGGTAATGCTAGAAATCTGCCAAACGTAAAATTTGCTCTTAGAGGTATGGCATCTCTGTATGAAGATTTAGGGCTAGTCAACATGCAACAAGTAAAACTTAAAGAATTTCTAAAAAGGTTTAGAGAGTTAGGGGTATCTGCTCGTGAAAGAGGAGCAGTAGCCAGAAAGATAGCTGAGATGAAAACAGAATTAAGTAGCCAAGAAGGTAAAGTCATAAACAAACTAGAAAAATTAATTGACGATACTATGGACGCTATGGTAGATGAGGGTATTCAATATGGTCCGGGTGGCAATCTAGAAGGCGGTGCCTTAATTAGAGGTGCTTTGCAAGAGGCTAGAGACGGTGTAACTAACGCTATGCAAATAAAATATACAAATGTCGATGACATTTTTTTTCAATTAGAAGATCCAATTACTGCTATTAAATTAGGAGAATTGGCTGATGTATTTTTTCAAAAAACAAAAGGTATGCTGTCAAGGTATGGTGCAAAAGAACCACAACTTGCAGTTAGACCAGAATTAGGTGAAGTTGCTAAATTAAAAACTGCTCCCATTGCATATTTAGAACAAATAAACAATAGACTAAGACGAAGAGCTTTAAACATTACACAAGCAACGCCAGATGAGGTACAAGCATTTGCAGACGCAGGCAGACCACTCAAAACAATTAGAGATTATTTTGGAGATGAGGGTCCTGCATTTGATAATGCTTATAAAAATTTCCTAGAGTTGACTCCTGCAAATCAAAGGGTTGGGGTGACCCTAGAAAATTTTGCTGACATGGAAATTTTGCCATTCAGTTTGGAAAACTTACGAAGAGAGTTAAGCACTATTGCTGAAGAAGTCAAATCTTTTACACAAACAAACACTATGACCAAAATCATGCACAATATGAAAACAGATTACCAAGATATATTTAAGGCTTTTGCTGATCCAAGACTAACAGCAGTTAAAGGTCTAAGTAAAGGATTTAAGCAAAGAACAGATGCAGTAAGCCGACTCGCAGCAGTCAGAGAATTGTTTGATGTTGATTCTGCTAGAGTGAAAAAAGGAGTAGAAGATTTAGTAGAGGCAAATGAATTTGCGGCAAAGGTGCTAAAACCTTTTGATAAACAACGTATAGTTAAAGCACAAAATGAAGCAGCTTTTGGTGCCTACGACCCAGAAAATATTTATAAAAATCTTATTTTAGATGGGGATAGTGCCGATTTAAGAGCTTTTTTTGATGCTCTAGATAACTATGACAACTATGGCACCCTCGTAAAAGGTAGAACAAACAAAAGTAATGAGGTAAAAAAATATATTACACAAAGAATTCTAAATGATGCTTATAGAGAGGCTACAAGTTTTGGCACAGATGTTATGCGATTTGATGTATTTGCAAATGAAATATCAAAATTTTATAAAAAGTTTCCTAATAAAGCATCCATAGTGTTTGGTCAAAACTCAGATAATTTTATAAGAACCATAGAACAATTAAATAAATTAGGCCCAAAAGTCAAAGCAGATGAAGTTGAAAAATTAATTTTACAATTTAATAAACCAAGAGAGGGACAAGAAGTCGTAGGTTTAGGTGCAACACAACCTGGACAACAATTTTTACGAGGGTTATCTGATCTGGCAGAAGCATCCGCAGAAAAACAAAAGTTTGAAGCTAATTTAATTTTAAACAAGTTGCCAGAAGCAACAAATGAAGAATTGATTGGTAAAATATTTACACCACAAGGCTCTTCTAACATCAAAGTAATAAGACAGGCATTAGGCGAGGGTTCAGATGATTTCAAAGCTCTTCAAGCTAATGCTATGACTAGACTTCTACGAAAAGCTATTGACTTTGATGGACCGACCAAATCAGCAGATATTACAAAAATATTAAATGCAAACAAATTTAAAACAACATTAGACAGTTATGGTGATGAAACTTTGGAAGCTATGTTTGGCAAAGAAATACAACAAGGACTTAGAGATTACTCTAGGGCATTGGATGTCATGACTAAAGGAGAAAGAGGAACTGGTGGAACATCTGGTACACTTATTGCTGCTGCTATAGCTATTAATGCATATAATCCAGCTTTGTGGCCTACTATAGTTGGTGCTGAAGTTTTGAGAAGAGTTTTTATGAGTCCTAGATTTTTAAAAGCTATGGCTAAAACAGATAAATCATCAGTAGTAGAGGTTCTAGAATATTTTGATAGAGCGTTCAGACTATCAGCAGTTAGAGGTATAGCAAGTCTTGCTGGTGATGTAAATGATTATGTAGAAGAAGAACTAAAAAAACAATTAGAAGGCACAGATCTTGATGAACAATTAATAGACGAAGCTGGTGCAGTTTTACCAGATATACAAAGACGAGGTAAAGAATTAATTAGGGATGTACCAACAGCTTCGATAGAATTACCAGAAATATCACCAGTAAGAGGCTCTGAACTAGCAAAAGACCCCCAAATTAGGTCAGATTACCTTCTCGGCTCTTCACCGTTAGTTTAACGAAAACTTTCTTAAAACCCATACTCTAGATCAAAAAATATTGACAAAAGCATTTACAAAGGAAATAAGAGGGTGACGATCTTCTAGCAAAATGGAACATGGATATTATGGAACAACCGCCACCCAATTTTATTCATTCATACTATTCCTAGCAACACCTTTCATTTTTTCATAAGTCCTCATACCACCTAATCCTAGAAGTGACAAGGTAAGGGTAAGCAATCCTTCAGTCTGTATTTCTGGTAAAGGCACTTGGCTACCACTTACAATAATTATCCAATTTAATATAGGTGCTAAAAAATATGACCACAACAAACCAAAACAAGCTACCCACATAATTGCAGGTCTGGCTCCAGATACAAATATTGATGAATGCTTTGCTTGTTCTTTGTTTACTTCTATTTGTGCTAGATTAGCTTTATGTAATTCTGTTTTAAGTTCGTGCTCTAATCTTAGTTTTAAATTTTTATCTGTAACGAATTTACTTAAAACTTTGTCTGCAACACCGATTACTGATTCTGTAATTTGTCCCATCAAAAACCTATCTCGTTTCTATCCATACCTAAAGGTTTGTCTGTAATACATTTTATCATATCTCTTGGTATGTGTGCATAAGGTTCATTATCGTCATCATATTTAGCCTCTGGAGATATGTTCATACGAATATCATATTCATGCTTATCATCCCATTCATGATAAAACAAACCATCCGTCATAGCATAAACAACAATAAAGGGTATGCCAGTCGATCTTGTATATGATGCACCCTTTCTAAGTTTGTTAACTGACAATATAAAAGTATCATACTTGTCTGATGCAAAAGTACGGCATTTGACTTCACACCAATAACATTTTTCTTTGGACTCTATCCAGTAATCTAAGCTATATGATGTAGGTAATTTGTGACATGTGACATTCCAGGCTCCCTCCAAAAATCCAGCAACCCTCTCCTCTCGTTTTTGATCTTCTCTAGTCTCAAGACTTGGTGTCCTCATAGTCTTCTCCTTCCCTAAAGTATATTCTCACCAAATACTTTCTTATCAAAGCTAGGATAGTCAAAACTACCACTTGTGCTACTGATATATAAAAAGCACTATTTACACCAAACAACATTAACACAACTATAGTTATATATGCAAAAAACCAATTTATAGGCAAACCTAAAGCAGTATCGAATATTGCTTCTTTCATGGCTTTTTTATTAATCTTCATAATAGTTTGGATCTACAGCTACAAATCTTTTTGTAGGTCTACCTTTACCCCCCACTCTAATATCTATTTCTTGTATTTCTCCTGCATTTTTAAGTCTATCTATTATTTCTTTTACCTCATAAGATTTCATACTTCTAAATAATTCATGTCTGTCTACTTCTCTTTTACTAATACCCTCTTCTCCTCTAGACCTAATGAACGATAGAACATTTTTTATTTTTGATTCAGTAGCTGATGAGGCAACTTTATCTTTACAAGCCTCTATAAATAATAAGTCATAGTATCTGACATAATCTATACACCATTTTGTCACATCTGCTGATATAACTGTATTTTTAGGGTTTTCTGCTAATGCACAAGATAATGATAAGCGCATAGCTTTTTCTCTAGTTCTAGATAATAACGGTTCTAAATTGTCTTTCTCTAAAGCATTTTGTCTTTTTACTATCTCTTCTGCAAAGCTCTCCAGTAATGTTTCTGCTTCTGGTGAAAAACTAATAATTTTTTGTTCAACATCTAACTCTGCATTATTCTCACCTACGGCTCCAAATTCTGTTGATGGCTTTCTAATTTGATTGACCCAGTTCACTAAAGTTAAAGGTGGTCTTATGTATTTTTTTAGTCTTTGTATTTTTCTAGGCTCCTTACTTTCTATTATTAAAAACCTATTTAAAAAACCATCAGCAATACGACCAGAGTTTAATGCTTTATAAAAATTTTGTGGTACAGACATACCTACTAATGTAATAGCTGGTTTGTGTGTAACTCTGTTCATAGCTTGTTCTTTATATTGATCTGGAACATTCATTAAAGAGTAATTATCTGGTCTTAGTGTCCCATGACAACGACCCCAAGCCTCCATCAAGGTTTGAATACCGTCCTCTCTATTTGTATTTTGTTGAGCACTTATATTCTCTAATCTTTTACCAAACTCATCCATTATTGTTATTTGTGTAGGTCTATACCTTAATATAGAGTGTACTGCTCCAGATGAAGTATAACCATCACCAACTATTAACTCAGAGTGCTCAGACATATTTAAAATAGCCTCAACAAAACTTTTTATATTTTCTTTACCTTGTCCAGACTTTGCTATCCCCATAAAGTATAGTGATGAAAAATTATTCATATTAGTTCTATATAATCTGCCACAACAAACACTTGCTAAAGATAAACTTGCAACTATAGATAATTCTGGTTGTGATACTTTTGCCATTTCTTCACAGAATCTATACATTTCTTTTAGTATGCCTGGTGGATTGAACAAATCTTTAGGTGGATCAATCTTTTCAGAAGCATTTACAAATAAAGGTGCTCTTTGGTTTTTTCTGTCATGAGTTCTTTTCACATTGTCTACTACAGATAAAACTTCGTTGTTAGGTAAGGGTGGTGTATTTTGTGTGTTCCAAGACTGTAAAAAAAACTTACAAAAATCAAGGTTAATATTTTTTGATATTAAATATCCTGCGAGTCTTGCAGCTTGATCGTTTCTTGAACCTTCGTTTACTCCATCTAAAGATATTGGTGCAGTAACTTGGTGTCCATTATTTTTACCATTACCAGTTATTTGAATCCATTCTTTTTCAGTAAAGTCTGGTAAATCACTATAATCGTGTATGTCCCATTCTGGTATGATGTTTGGTTTGTATATTCTGCCAGTAGCATGTTTGTTGTAAGGGGCAATAATTAAACCACCTTCTCCTCTAATATCTATATGTCTTTCTAATGGAGTTTCATTTAATCTTTTGGTAGCAAATGTTGTAAAATTTTGTGGATTGTTATAGTAAAAGTGCATACCCTTACCAGTAACGACACGAAATGGGGTAGTAGGTAAATTGTTTTCTACCCAAGTCATAGCTTCTGGTGTGTCAGCATCTACGACTAAAAACTCACCACATATTAAAGCTACTACTAGATCGTCTCTGCCTTTAAACCAAGACTCTACCAGTTCTCTTTTTGGTCTTTCAGTTTTATATTGATGCCAACCCCCTAAGAAAGCAGGTGGTTTTTTATTGTTTCTATATAATGGAACAACCGAAAGCCCCTCATCATAATATGTGGTAGCTAAGTCTAATGGTGTTTCATTATCTGTTAGGTTGAGATTGAACACTATCTGAGGTTGAGCTATCTAAATTACCGTATATGGATTCAAAGTCTAACTTACCGTCAGATGATTGTATTATTTTTTTCGCTTGATTTATTGATGGTTGTCTATAGCCATATCTCCAGGCTTTGATAGATGCCTCTGAACAACCAAATAAGTTTGCAGCCTCTGGCATTCCTATAAATTCAATATATTGTTTTAAAGTATACCTTTGCATACTTTTTTCTCTTTCCGTAAATTCTGGTTTTACGTTTATTTTATTTAAAGTTTCTAAATGTTTATTAGATAAAATTAGTTGTCGGTAATAGTAGTTGGCTAACCAAGTTAATTTATTACTCATAGTTTCTCCTTAATTAATTTACAAATAGTAATATATGTTATATAATTTTTCAACAACTTTGGAGAAACTATTATGAGTGATTTAAAAAATCGCATAGTTGCACCATCTGATTTAGTAGAAGATCAAGGTGCAAAAATCCTAATATACGGAGCTGCGGGTGCAGGTAAAACTACTGCATGTGCAACTGCTCCTGGTAAAGTTTTGATGATAAGTATGGAAAGTGGTTTGCTTTCTATTAGAGATCGTCAAAATGTTGATGCAATCGAAGTAAAAGAAGCACAAGAAATAATGCAGATACATGATGCATTAAAATCTGGTGAACTTAACTACGATACTGTCTGTTTAGATTCTATATCTGAAATGTCTGAAATTTTGCTTAATTATGAAAAGGCAAAACATAAAGATCCAAGGATGGCATATGGTAATGTGCAAGAATCAGTAACTAATGTTATGAGAGCATATAGAGATTTACATATGCATGTTGTCTTTGTTTCTAAAATGGAAAAGCAAAATGTAGATAATGTCCTATTGTATGAACCAAAAATGGTTGGAACAAAACTAGGTCAATCTATTACTTACTTTTTTGATGAAGTTCTTGCTTTGCGTGTCATTGAAGAACAAGATGATGACGGTAAAAATGTAAAAAACAGATGGTTACAAACAGAAATTGGTCAAGGGTATACTGCAAAAGATAGGTCTGGAAAACTAGATCCTTTTGAAGAGCCTTGTTTAACTAGCATAATCAAAAAGCTAGGTTTTAAAACTCAAGAAGCATTAAAACAGGAGGATGTAAATGAGTGATTTTGATAATGTTGATTGGCTTGAAACAAGTGGAGAGCCAACAAAAGATGTCGCACCACCAGGTGAATATGAGGCAAAAATTATATCTTGCGAAAAGTATCAATCTAAGAGTAGTGATAACTGGTCTGTAAGAGTAATTTTTGAACTACAAAACGGAGCATTTAGGGAGCACACAGAATATTTTTCTTTGTGGTCAGCTAATGCAGACGCTAAAAGAATCTCTAATGAGCAATTTACCTCATTATGTAAGGCAGTAGGATTTAAACAATTTCCTAATGCGTATGGAGATTTCGTTAACAAACATCTAAATATTAGAGTTTCTAACGAGCAAGATTCTTTTAAAAACGAGTTTGGTGAAACCATAGAGGTTACTAAAACAAGAGTTAGATCTTTTGTTCATCCAGAGTCATCTGCAGGACAAAGTTCTGGAGAACCTACGGCAAAAGCCAAACCAACCTTATAAGTAAAATTATAAGTATTTAGGGGAGAGCAATCTCCCCTTTTTTTTATTTGCATTTTGGGATAGAATGAGGTATATCATTCATTAGTTCTCTCCCGAATGGTTGGGGGGTTTTTTAAACTCCCCTTTTTTATTCCTTAATTAGATTGTTAATCCAGTTTTCTGCAAGACTTTCTGCATATAATTTGTTGTATTCTTTTAGGTCAACAGATCGAATAAAATTCATCTTTTCATAAAGATCAACTCTATAGCCTTTTTGAGTATGAACTACACATGCTCTTCTAACCTTTACATCACCAAAATCTTTAACTATTTCTTGCATTATTCTCCATCGTCTTGTGAACCATAAATAACCCAAATTAACATTAAGACTCCAATAACGCTTAGTGGATCGATATTCATGGCTACATATTTTCTAGTTCGTTAATTAATCTTCTAATATACCAAACACATTTTTCTAAATCTTGTATGTTAGATGTTTTGTATTTAAACCTATGAAGATATTTTATTGCAGTCCCCTCTAAGTATGACCTATAACCTAAAGGACCTAATTGTTGTTTAATATAATCTATTGCCTCTAATGTGCCTTGATTATAGTGTGGTGGTTTATTAACCATATCTTCTTGGTCTTCAGTCTTGCCTGGACCAATATCATTAATTATTTTATTCGCTTCATCCCATTGTTTTGGGGTTATTTTATCTATTGACATATATTCTCCTATTCATCATACCAATCTCCACAAATTATTATGCATCCCCATAAAAAATATTTGCTCACTATTACGGCAAACATAAATAATGAAAATGCAGTTATTAATAAAATGTTCTTTTTATTCTTCATCAGACAAACTTAACTCAACTATATCTGGTGTGTTATATACTGTTGGTCTTTCTCCATCTAAAACTTTTGCATAGTCTTGTAGATTTTTTTCTAAGACTTCCCAACCCTTATCCATATCTTCTTTTTTCATTTTAAATATTTTTGATGCATAAGGATGTTTCTTTTCTTGTGCTACAAAATAAAAGTCAAGGACTTCAAAACCAGCTTTCTCAAAACCTCTTCTATACCAAGCTGCTTGTAAATCATATTTATATCTTTTTACAGAGGACAAGAAAGAACTTGGCTCACAGCTTTGTGTAGTTTTGTAATCTACTAAAATTATTTTATTTTCTGCATAAGCATTTTCTAAGGGGTATCTTAGAATGTCAGATTTTACTTTCAGCAGAAGATCGTTTTCAAACCAATATATTGATCTTTCATAAGGATAGTTAAAAATGCTTGGATATTCGTTTTCACTTGGTTGTAAAAGTTTTTTTGCTTCTGGTATTAGTAAATCCCTCATTCTAAAAATATCATCTCTATCTTTTTTTGTGATGACTGTCATCCCTCTTTCTTCAAAATCTGCTTTTAAATTTTTGTTGTATTGTGTATATGGAGAACCTTCTATACATGCAATATCTTGTGCAAAAGCCTTGTCTCCTTCAACTATCAAAGCATGTGCAGCGGTTCCAAATTTTAATGCGGGTGTGTCTAGAACATCTTCTTCCATAGCATGTATTTGTGAATCCATAAATTTTCTTATCACAGATGATGATATGCCTGGAGAATTGTGGTACTCCTCATTTGTTAGTGAAGTAAAGTAGATAGCATCTCCTAATGCTTGATGGTCATATTTTTCTAAAGTTTCTGGTAAAATCATTTGCTTTTTCTCCATTATTTTTTTGCCTTGTAGATAGGTATATTGTTTATAATTTTTACTAAATTTCTTTTAGTGTCAGTATCTATCTTTTTTAGATCTTGTAGACTGCTCCAAGCTAAATATTCCATATACTCTGCCTGCTCAACTAAAGATAAATCGTTTGTATTTTTTATCGGTTGTTTACTTTTTTTGTCTGTATTTTTTGACATAGTTCTTCTCCTATATTGCAAATTATACATCAATAGTATAAAATGTCTACTGTTGGTAATATATATTATTAACTAAGGATATAAAATGTCTAGAATGTGGAGAGAATATCACGATAATATTGTAGAAGATGGCGCACGACAAAAAGCGTTTGAGGATGCTTATAAGTTTGGTTGCGATTCAACAGAAGAGCTAACATGCAGGTATGCTGATAACCTAAAAAAATCTACTGGTATTGATTTAGATACGGTAGAGAGAAATAGTGAATGTAGTATTTTGTTAGCTGCTTTTGGTGAAAACCCAGAAGACTACGGTATTTAATTTTTTGTTGCCTATTCTGTATAAGATTCTCCATACACTTTGAATAGAAGTCTTGATCGGACTTAGGTATCAGAGGGACCTTAGCAACATAACCCTCTGCTTCTATAGATAACACATAAATTTTAATCTAGCAATTCGCATATAGTAAATTATTTTTAAATATGTTAGATTTAAAACATGAAAGTCATTGAAATGTCAAAGCATAGAGAGAGAGCCGATCCGAGAGAGACAGCAAAATCTTTGGAAAGTTTAATTGAAGAGAATAAAATCAGAGGTGTCGACCCACAAGAAACACTTGTTTGGTGTATTAGTTTTTGTTTTTCTAGACTAATACATGAGCAAAAAGATATAAGTGTATCACTAAACACATTAGATCAAATCGTTTCTGGATATTCAGAGGAAGATGTTTATTCTGCACTTTACCAAAATTTGCCAGAATTTGAATGAAAGTTTTAAGTTTATTTGATGGGATGAGTTGCACCCAGATAGCACTCAAAAATTTAGGCATAAAAGTTGATACCTATTATGCTAGTGAAATAGATAAATACGGCATACAAGTCACACAAGCAAATTTTCCAGATACTGTTCAAGTAGGAGATATAACGAAGTTAAACCCAAACGACTACAAAGATGTCACTCTCATAGTGGCAGGTTCACCTTGCCAGGGATTTTCTTTTTCTGGAAAACAGTTGGCATTTGACGATCCTAGATCTGCTTTGTTTTTTGAATTTGTGAGATTACTGAAAGCTATTAAACCTAAATACTTTTTACTTGAAAATGTCAGAATGAAAAAGGAGTTTCAAGAAGTCATCACACAACAAGTCTCAGAATGTTATCCAGAGTATTCAGATGGTCAAGATTTATTTGGTGGTCGCATTGAGCCTATTTTAATCAATAGTTCACTTTTAAGTGCACAAAGCAGACAACGACTCTATTGGACAAACATTCCAAACATAGAGCAACCAGATGATCTGGGTATAGTGTTAAGAGATATTTTGGAAACAGATGGAGAAACAGATTTAGTAGGTAATAATGGATGTGTAGCTTTAAAAGAAAATATAAAAAAAGGCTCAACATTATTAGCTCGTGATTACAAAGGTTGGAACACATATGGCATGACTGGTGTCAGAAATAAACCAAAACAAGTAGGAAAATTAGTAGAGAGGGTGAAGATAAGACAACATCCAGTAGATATAGATGGATTGCAAAAACTTCTATCAACACATAAGAAGAAAAGTAAATACACAAATCAACAAATAGCAGAAAAACTTAACATTAAAAAAACACTTGTAGATCATTGGTTTAGAAGTGACGAGCATTTTACTATTCCTGGAGATGATGTTTGGTTAAAACTAAAAAAACTTCTATCTATAGAGGACGATAGTTTTGATATACCACTACTAGAGTTTGAGATTAGGGATGGAGTATTTGAGAGCACACAAAGAGTTTATTCAGATGAGGGCAAATCACCCACCTTAACCTCGACAAATCCAGACAAGTTAATACAAACACCATTACAAGTAGGTAGTTTAGATGACATAAAAGGTCACGATATATTAAAAAGAGTTTATAGTGAAGATGGTAAGTCACCTACAGTTACTGCTCATGCTGGTAAAGGCACAGTTCCCAAAGTAGAAACTAAACCAAAAAAGGCATTCGATATACCAAGAGAAATATTAAAGGATAATGAAATGAGAAGAAGAGTGTATTCTTCTGAAGGAAAATCTCCTACAGTTATTTCAAGCTACAGTCCAAAAATACAAACCAAATCATCCGACAAACCTATAAAACTAGCTAACGAAAAAGGAAATCATTATGGTGGTGGTTTATACGATAAGAGTGGCAAATCTCCAACCTTAAATGGCATTGGTAATGGGGGTGGCGGAACTAACAACATACCAAAAGTGTTAAAAACTAAACCAGAACAAGTTGGGGTGGCTAGTGATGTAAATGGACACGATATACTCAAAAGAGTCTATAGCCCAGACGGTAAAGCTCCTACTCTTAATAGTATGGGTGGTGGCAACAGAGAACCAAAGGTTATCTCTGGTGGTGCACTTAGAGGTAGAGCATATGATAGTGATGGTAAAAGAATGGATCGAGATGGCAGTTCGGTAGCTAATCAAACAAAACAAATGTTAGAGCTAAGAAAAGACGATAAATCAAATGCTATAACAACGGTCAGCAAAGATTCAGTAGCAGTAAAAGAAGACTTAACTTGGAGAAAGCTAACAGTTCGAGAGTGTCGTAGACTACAAACAATACCAGAAGACTACCAAATGCCAGTAAGCAACACCCAAGCATACAAAATGTTGGGTAATGGATTCACAGTATCAGTAATAGAACATATCCTTAAAAATATGGATATTTGATTATTGTCTATTTTTGTCAGACTTTTCTTGTCGTATGAAAGCCTTATGTTTAGTGGTTTTGACAATAAAAACATTTTTTTCATTTTTGTCAGAGAATGTGAAATTAATTTAATATTTATTGCTTTTTTGTATTGACGATACATAATCTGGCGTGATAATCTTGGAATATACTTATTAGATAAGTAGAGATAGCCACATCTAATATCAGTTCCTAGACCATACTTTACATCTACAATAAGAAACCATAGAATTACGAGTATATGTCCAAACCAGAAGTCAAGTTCGAGCCTATACTTCATCAAGAAGAAACCCCACCTATCGAATATTTTGATCTAGATAAGAAACTTAATCGCAGACAACAAGTGTTCGTCTGGACTATAGTCAATAATCCACAGATGAGTTATGTTGAAGCTGCAAAAAGATCTGGTTACAAAGACGCTAGACAGTCGGCATACAAACTTATGAAAAACGAAAATGTTTTGTCGGAATATAAATATTTAATGTCGGAAGTTAGAAAAAAGTATGAATTAAATCACGATAGAGCAGTTAAAGATTTATATGACATAAGAGACAAAGCTCTGGACTCTGGGTCATATAATGCTGCAATCGCAGCCCAGAATAGTTTGTTGAAAGTTGGTGGATTAGTTGTTGATAAAAAAGAAGTTAGATTCGGTAAGATCGATATGATGTCACGAGAAGAGATAGAAAATAGGTTAAAACAACTTATGGGTCAAGAAATCATAGATGTGCCAATAAATGATGAATCACTTGTGTCCACTACTGCCACCACTCATGAAATCGATAATAGCAGCCAGGATGATAACGAAGATAACAGCTAATAAACTATTCATCAATCTTCACTCCATCTATCTTGACACAATACTGTTTTTCAAACAGATCGACAGACTCTTTGTAAGATAACGGTTTTTCTTCATTCCAAAACCTTTCACTTTCATTCTCTGATAGCCAAAAGTTAAAATTTTCTATTGGACTTCTATCGTTATCGTAAACGAATTTTTTACTTATTTTCCCTTTCATAAAATCTCTCCATAAAATAGCCGAAGCCAACCCGAATATGAAATACACTATAGGGAGTTGGATTGACCCCAGCTAACTAATTATAATCTTTGTTGTATAACACCACAACTGCCCCAACAGACCATAACTCAACTTGCAACAACTTGACAAACCTCTCCTAGACTGCCTTAACTAAACGTGACTTAACTCGCGCCACCTGGAGCAACCTCGACTGCCATAACAAAACGGAACGAAACACGCAGCGCCGAACCACAACTGCCATAACCAGACATACCGCAACGCGCACAAACGCACCAGAACGCAACTCTCCATAACTGCCTTAACCAGACACACCGAGACGCACAGTAACGCAACATAACGCGACTCTCCGTAACTGCCATAACTTGACATAACTTAACAAGACGAGACTCACCACGACTGCCTTAACGTGACAGAACGCAACCAACCCCACCTGGACTGCCTTGACAGAACCTGCCTGACCCCAACAAAACCCGCCTTACCTTAACTGACGCACCCAAACGGAACACGACATAACTAACCCCGACTGCCAGACCTTGACCGCAACTGAACCCACCGAGCCTTTCCGTACGACAACTGCCTAAACACAACGGACCAGAACTCGCGCCAACTAGCGTCTCCATAACTGCCATAACCAACCCCAACTTAACGCAACCCACCTTACGATACCACGACTGCCAAAATGAAAAAGTAGGTCATGTATCGAGGGGGTAAAATGAAAGACACACGACCTACCAAAAAGATCAACTAAGCCAATCTAGGTGTTAGAGTGGTTGTAGTTTGACCTTTTTTTGATCCTAGACTTTTTTGCAGAGGTTTTCTTGCATTGTCTAGTGTATTTTTATATGAGCCTTTATACAAGTTCATAAGCCTTAACTGTTCCTCTAAGCTGTTCATTCTTCTTAGAAGTGTTTCAAATAACTCAGCAGCTATTTGGTCATCAGTTAAAGCCTCAGCAGTTTCAACAAATCGTCTACCCTCGTCTGTCTTTAAACTTACAAAAGCTCTTACGGTTTCAGGACTAACTTCACTAACATAGACCTTAGCCGTTGCTATTAGCATTCTAGCCTCATGCATTCTCCACTTTTGAGCAGCTTTACTATCATCCCACTCAAAGAAATTATGCAAAGGACTAGACTTCTTCTTCGCCTCTCGTAAGACGGTATGAGCCGAAACCGACCCATACCTTTGTTGCACTTTTACGAGTTCAGCAGTTAAATTAATTCTGCTATTTCTCATTATGCCACCTTACTAGAACCAACTGTAAACATACCGAATGTGCCGTTCCTTTCTGGACGCCATTCACCTACACCAACGGTTTGACCACCATGATTAAGCAAATTAGCTATCTGCTCTATGGTCACTCTATCAGCGTCATATTTTACCAGGAGTTCTGCTGACCAGTTTCTAAACTCTGGTCTAAATCTGAGGTCTTTACCAGTCTTTACATTAACTGGGTCTTTCCTCAATACTGGTTTCTTAGACTTAATAGAAACACACTCTCCATCTGGGGCATTTGGCAGAACGAAAAACAAAGTTCTTGCGTCTGTCATAGCCAAGCCTAAAGCCTTACCTGCTCTAACTGCACATTGTTTGAATGCACTTGCAGGAAATCCAAACGTGCCATCATCCTGAGTATAAGCAGATTTCAAATACTCTTTTTTAGGATCGATAGCAGTTCTCTTGGCATTAACTTTATTAGCCTTACCAGAACGGACTTCTTCCATTTCTTTTATCAAAGCCTCCTTCATCTTATTTTGGATTAAAGGAGTTAAACCCTCGACCTGCAATTTCACAAGATTGAAATTAGGCGGGTTGATTACGAACTTCTGTTCGCGTATTTTATTATTCATAAATTCCTCTCGAAAATTATGCACTCAACACCAAACAATAACACCCGTTATCATTTAGCTGACTGCTCTTGTAGTTCATCCTCTACACAATAAGGCTCTTCATAAACCTTTTGATAGTGAAGAACTGTGTTCTTATTACAATCTGAACAGAAATAGTAATCTTGTCCAAAACCATCTCCTTCATCTGCATTGTCTGTAAATTCTGCAATAGAGCCACAACTTGCACACTCTATCTTATTACTATCTCCGTCTATAAATGGATCAATCATCTTCGTTATCAACTAAAAGTTTTGCATGATAATCTTCACCTTTGTTGTGAACAGTTATCATCAATTTTCCCTCGTTATAAAAGTTATCTTGTTCTATTCTGATTTCTTTGCCTTTAAAATCTATCCAAACAATATTATCTTCCCCTTCCAAATTTGATACTATTTCCATTTTTGGTTTACTCATTTCTTCCCCTTACATTAATTCCAAATTACATTTATATTCACCTTCATTCATGCTTTCTACCCATGTCCATTTCCCATCTATTTTGTAGAGAATGTCTTTGAAACATGAGCCACCACCATGAACAACTAGAGCAATATCACCTTGCCATCCAGGACAATCAGGACAGTAGTTTTTTAGTATTGCAACATTATCTAAATGATTTGTTGTAATTTCTTGACCACCATAATGATCGTTTAATGCATTAGCAATACCTTTCAATTCTTTATCTTTCATCAAACACTTCCTCTATTGTTATCTCAACACCTAAACCATCATTAGTTGTTAAAATGCTTTCTAACTGACATTCTTTTAGGTCGTAGTTATCCAAATGATAGAAAATTACTTCATCATTATCGTCAAACTTTTTTAAAGTCTTTATAAGGTTTTTAACTCTCATTAGTCATCCCCTTAATGAATGAAATGTCTGGATTTTGTATACATTCCCAATCACCATTACTACAATCAACATCATCTGTATCGCCACCACCAGAACAAAATGTATTTTCTGCTTCTTCATAAGTATTAGCCATAACAGTAGTTTCTTGTGTAATTAACAAAGTATGGCTGAATATATATTCTTTCTTTTTATCTCTACTCATTCTTCCACCCCTTCTAGATCATAACCAATATCTCCTTCGTCATATCCTTTTTCATACATATACTGTTCTTTAAAATCTTTTAAGTTATCAGGCATTTCTGCCAAAAAGTATTCAGTCACAACATGAATTAAAAAGTTTCTAGTAGCCCAATGACTAGCCTCATTCACTTCATCTGTAGCCCATTCTTCTGCTATCTTATGTTTAAATTCAGTAAATGTTTGTTTAGACATTATTCATCCCCTCATATTCCTTAGTAGTCCTTTCGTCTGCTAACAAACCCTCAGTAGAGCCACAAGACAAGCAAGTATCTTTAGTAGTATCAACATTTCTGCTACCACAACAGATACAACATAACGGCATATTTGCTATTTCTAGCCAACTACTTGATTTTTCCATTATTCTACCCCCTCTGTTTGTTCTTGAACTTCGTCTGCAAGTTTGAGTAATCTCCAACAAGAATGAGAAACATTAGACATATCCAAATGTTGTTCCATAGTTCCTTTTTTGTGATCTTCTGTAATAAGATAAGAATAGTGCCAAGCCCCATCCTTGAATAAATAAACCCACTCAATAAATATGTCACCTCTTAAATAGTCAAATAACATATATTGGTTAAGGTGTTTTTTAGTTCTCTCCTGGTCTTCTGAGCCACCTCTGTTTTCTAAGTTCTTATAATACCCAGAATCTTCGATAGTATCTGATAGCCAAGATATGTTGCCACCATCTACTAATTTTTTAACGGTTGCATGATCTTTATAATGTGCATTTAGAATTCTGCCATTATGTTGCAAGTAGCCATCTGAATGGCAATAGATTGAGGATATTTCTTTTGTTTGTTCATCCTGATAACAAATTAAACTTCGTGTAGACATATTAATTAACTCCTATAGACAAAAAGTATACAGATTAGATACTAATTGTCAATAGTAAATATAAATTAAAGTATAGTAATTGTTGGATATAGGGTAAGAAACTGCGCCCCCTCTCTCTCTTGGTCACTCTCTAAATAAAAATCATGCTTAAAAGTCGGTCGGATGTCGGTTTGTAGTCGGTCGGCAAGAAGTTTGTTGGTATATATATAATAATAACACACAATACACACACCAGATGCCAGGATCTACGCTTCCCTGGTTCGGAAATCCGTTTAAGCTACCTTCTAATGTCGAAGTAGGGTGGAAAAATAAAATGTCACATTACTTGACATACATTACTATTTGTATACACTAGACTTATCAACTTACCAAAGGGGGTAAATATGATAAAAGAACTAGCTGAAACTTTAGCTAAAATCGCTTCTACGGAAGAAAAGAGAGACGCAGAGCATGAGAAAGTCATGTCTTTGATTAAGGATTTAAACGACAAACTAGATACCCATATAAAGGGTAATCCAGTTGATGATAATTTTGACATCAAAAATTATGAAGACGACATCTTAGATATAGTAAGGAATGGGGACTTATCTATTTCGATCAACGATACATTCTATCTAGAATAGTCGGATTAGTGTCGGCTCTCACCAGAGAGTCGGCATTTTTTTTATTTTTTTCCTATATATTCACAATAAGCACATAACCACAATAAGCATCACATTCGCCTCATTCCTGGGTCATCAGGGTGAAACTTATTTCCTCTTGACATCTAACTACTATTTGTATACATTATTAGGTAAGGAGTAATTAATATGAAAAATAGAAAGATACCGTTTAATGTTCCAATTTTGGACACTAAACCTGTTGAGGTTACCAACCAGTTTACTGGAGAGAAAGTAACTTTAAAGCCAGATGCTCTAGCCGTTTATGATGTTATAAAGGGTTCTGAGATGTTGAGACGATACGAGGATGTCCGTAAAGGATGTGACTGGTTTATGAAACATGAGCCTAAAGCCTATATGGTTCTATTAGATTAGGGGGAAAAAATGATAACTAACGATGAAGTAAAAAAAGCTAAAAGAGCTTTAGATTCATTATCTGCTAATTGGTATGATGATGAGAAAAAACACTATTGTGAAACAAATGGTGCCTGGTATCCAGAGGATATTCCAACCAATCTTTTAGAGGGACACAACTATACAGATTTAAGAGTATTAATAGATTTCTTTGAGAAATTAACTCTTGCTAAAGTGCCTGAAGTTATAATAATGGCAGAAGTGCTTTGGGACTTTGTTTCTGACAAAGACATACCAGAGATACATAAGATGTTTGACGATAAACTAGAAAAGCTAGGGGGTGAAGATGAGTAGTCAGTCACATGAAGAACTACTAGAAAATTTAAACCAAAAGAACTGGAATAAATTGCCCTTTACCGAAGAAGAGTTTGAAGATTTGCCGACTTGTTGTTATAAATGTAAAAAGCCTATTGATGTTTTTGAGGGTTATTACGTTGTAGCTGAGTGGGAGTACGCCTGTTCAATAGGATGTGTGGAGAAAATGTTAGAGCCAGAAGAATTTGCACAAGGTCAAAAAGAGTGGGCTGAAAATGAAGATAGTGATATTTATTACTGGACAGATTGGAGGTGAGAGATGACAGTTAAACAAGAGCAGAGTCGGTTTAAACAAACTGTAATAACCTTCGTTGATTATGAAGATGACGATTATCTTTTTATTGACACAACCTCTGGTGAAGTCCTGGCTGTAGCGGGTAGTTCTGATGATTTCTACGAGGATATGTCTAAAGGCAAACTACCAGATAGTTCTTATGCAATTATCAAAGTGGTTGAAATAGATATGTATAGGGTGAATGGAGAAATAAAAAAATCTACGAACCCAGAAAATTATTGGAACGGCAAATAGTCGGTCGGCATTTCTATTAGGTGGGGTGTGTGTATTTATATCCCAAATTTCATTTTTCCTTACACACACTCCGTCTTCATGACCCAGGTCCAGATGCAAGAGAGTCGGTCGGCAAAAATAAAATAGACTCCTGGGTGAAGCCCACACATTTTTCTTATATATATACACACAATTTTGTAGATCTGGATGCGGCCTAGATCCACGTCTTGACATCTGTCTACATTTAGTAATATAATATATTCGTAGTTAGGGTAAATTATAAAACCATACCTTTGGACTAATACATAGATGTTTATTAAATAGTTGTTTGGTTTATAGCTAGGTTGTGGAACTAAGAACTTAGTTCTTCTGGTAAACGGTTCACTAGGACGTAAATGGAATATTCTAGAACTATAAGGTCAAGTTTTCATGAGCTTGGCCTTTTTTTTTGTGTCGGCGTCGGCTTCCAGCGTAGTTGTTCCAGGAGCTTGGTGATAAAAAATTTTTTTATATACACACACAAGAGCTTCGTCTGGGCCGCACAACCATCGTTTTGCATCACCTATTATTTGACAAACTGTATACAAGATGTAAAATACACTTATGAATATGAAAGATACTTTTAAGTGTTCCCTTTGTGGAACTAAGTCGTGGGGGTACGGACATAATCCGCAACCTTTAAAAGAAAGTGTGAACGATCGCTGTTGTTCAGAATGCAATTTAACTAAAGTCATACCTTCTAGGTTGGCACAACTCCAGGGGGTAGAATATGTGGGAGAGTAGAAACTATAAGATAGTTAGGTTCAGACGTAATCCAAAAACGGAAGAAGTGACCCAAAGAACTATCAAAACAGGTTTGACAAAAGCTGAGGCGAAAGAACATTGCAATCGAGAAGACACACATGGCGAAAACTGGTTTGATGGGTTCGCTGAAATCGGTCGCAAATGACAACTCTATTTTTTGTTGTGTCGTTGGTAATCCTGGCCCTATTGTCGGAAGTCGGTCGGAACGAATGATAGGCGAACCAGGATGACTCCCATAAGTTTTTAATATACCACACACACAACTTGCCAGACGGAATGCCGAACCGAACAACCATTTCGTCTAGCTTTGTCTAAAAAAAAGAACTTGCATATAAGTCTACTTTGTGTATACTTATATGTATGGGAGTTAGTATGAAAATTAAATTTCAGATTACAACCGAAGATGGCACTCCACTTTTATTGGGTGCCGAGACTGAACTCAAAGAGTTAGTCATTAATGGTGTGCAAATTGTAAAGGACGAGACTTTACATATTGCAGACACAACTGTAAATGTTAGCCCAAGTATGAGGCTAATTAACAACGAAGATGAGGGGGAGAATATGCATTAAATTTTGACTACCCCATATAAGAGGGCAACTTCGGTTGCCCTTTTTTTGTGTCTTAGGATTCCTTGGACCAGTCAAAAAAGTCGGTAATCGGGTGGTGAAGCTCCAGCGGGGAGGCAAATTTGCCTACGGCGTATATATACACATGTTTACACAAGGTTTTTCTCACACAATTTCATATTTTTTTACAAAGGTACCCTAGGGGGTCAATTTTTATATGTAACGGTTTGTCTAGAAACAACGATACCTATTTTAAAAAGTTATAAAGACTAGGATCCCTATAGGCGGGGTATATATATTTTTAACTAGATTTAATTTAATAAATAGAGTAATCTTCTAGTTGAGGTCAGTCTTGACTCGGAACTACGCCGCAACTATTGTTGGAACATTTCTGATCTCTTACATAAGGACAAAGAATGGAAAACGATATGATGAATCCAAATATGATGCCCAACCAAATGGGTATGCAACCTCAAATGGATATGGGTGGTCAAATGCCTCCTGCCGATCCAAGTCAGATACAAGCAGAGATAGATGCTTTAAGCGGACAAGAGAAACAAGAAGCTAAACAAGCTATGGATCAAATCTTACAGATAATTGAGCAGATGAAAGCTCAAGGCGCGTCTGAAGAAGAAATAGAACAATTCTTACAACAAATAGGTATTTCATTAGAAGAACTACAATTCGCTGAACAACTGCTAGTTGGTGGTGGTCAAGAATTGGGTCTTAACATGATGTAATTATGGGTGTAATTGGCAGAATACTAGGCAATCTAAAAAGTAGGGGTGGCTCCTTTACAGATAGAATGTCTGCTCGTGCTTTCGATATGGACAATAGATTTCGTAATAGCAACGATATGAGAGAAAGAATGCCTTTACCTAACATGCCAATAATAGATGAAGGAATTATTTCTTCACCAGTTCGAGGTGGACTACCGCCTAGAGGTAGATTTTTACCACCTAGGAGAAGACCTATGCCTATATTACAAGAGCCAATTAACCCAATAAGAGGTGGAAACGATTTTTTACCAAGACCCCCAATAGAACCAATAATGAGGCCTATGCCTATGCCGATCACTCAACCTATACCACCAAGCAAGGGCATAAATTTAAAAGAATTAAAGGGGCTTGGACAAATGACTGGTGATGAAGCAATAGGTAGAGCAGTTCCTAAGATGCCAGATATTAGTTTATTAAGACCAGAAGACAGAAGAAGATTTTTACAGAATCGTCCAATAGCTAGACCAGAGATGCCAGTTATGATGTTGCCAGATATAGAGGTTGGTCAGCAATTACCACCACCTATGCCATCTGTAGATATGCAAATGGATGAATTAGAGCCAATAGAAAGTTTTGCAGAGGGTGGTGTCGTTGAAGATCAAATGCCAGAGATACCAGATGAAGACTTACCTCAAATGGCAGAAGGTGGGTTTTTAGGGGTAGGGGGTGCAAAAAGCGCACAAGAAGCAGCAAAACATTTAGCAAATATAGGTTTTGATAATGAAGAAATAGCTAGAAGACTTATAAAGGATGTACCAAAAGATTTGTTTGGTGAGGGTGTTTCAGAAATGGATAGACAACAATTAATAAAACTTAGAAATTATTTAGACATCATGAAACAAAAAAGAATGCCACCATCATTATTGCAAAAAGGCTTAGGTGCACTTCGTTCAGTAGGCAGAGGGCTTATGATGAATCCTTTCAAAGTTTCTCCACAAGGTTTAGCAGGAGCAGGTTTAGGAGCCGCAGGAGTCGCACTTATAGATCAATTTATGGATGATGATTTATCCGAAAATGAAATGGAACAACTCAAGCTCTTAATAGATGAACAACTAAATAAAAAAGAGGGTGAAGTTGAGCCAACAGAAGAGGGTGGTGTAAAAATATCTGAGCAATCAATAGAATTTAGACCTGCATCTAGTCTAGAGATGATGTAGTCTGCTATACTCTGATGTATGAGAAGTCAGCGTGAGTTAGCAGATGTAGCTGCAAAGCAAATAAAAATCCAACAACTTATTTCAGAAGGTAAAAATAGAGAAGCCTATAGACTTTTTGAAGAGTTACCACTTAAAGAACAATTAGGCATAAGTGTCACACCAGTTGTAGGTGAGGGACTTGCTGCTTTCGAGGTAGGTGAATTTGGCAAGAGAGCAGAAGAGAGATTTGCACAAGACGATAGGCTTGGTGGTTTGGGCAACAGACTGTTACAAGGTCTTGCTGGTTTGGGGACTCTACCAGTTATAGGTGCAATACCTAGAGTTGCTAGAGGACTCACAAGATTTGCCAAAGTTGGTGACAACATACCAGGGGGTGGTGGTTCATCTTTACCTGCTATTAAGGATAGTGAGTTTGAATATTTTGATACACGATCTAAACCTTTTCTTGATATGGATGGTGTGCCGATTAATATATCTAGAGGTGAGGTTGATCCCCCTATCACTACTTTTGACAATCCTATAGGTCTAATATCACCTAGTAGAAAAGCGTTATCACAATTTCCTAACAATCCAAAAAAATTAGGTAGCTTGGTTGCTGAGTTAAAGAAAAAAGTACCCGGTAAATTAGGTGAATTAGAAATGCTAAATGTCATCACCAAGAATGGTGACTTACACCCAGATCTTACAAATTACTTTAAAGCTAATTTAGATAGAGTAACACCAGAAGGATTAAATCAATATATGGCTAGTAAACAGCCAGGCACATTAAGGTCTGTTCAAGTTACTGGATCAATGGCTCAGAGAGCAGAAAGATCAGCTAGAGACGCTTTTTTTAGAGGTGTTGCGGGTACTGGCCCAGAGGG